TGACCCGCTTCAGCCGCTGCTGTTCGGTCTCGCCCTGCCGAGGCTTCATCCACGGCTTCGGGTACCGACCGGGCCCGTCCGTGACCGAGGTGCTCCTCTTCGTGTTCATGCTGGTCAGGATATGACGCGCTATGACGCACCACATAGCGTCAGGACGCGTTCTGACTATTACCGCTGCTCAGGGCCGCTCTACTGTGGACCACCGTGTCGAGGGAACCTGTGCCGTCGTTCGATCCCGGGAGCGTGGGATTCGGCTACGTCTACGTGGCGATTGCCGACCACGTGGAGGCACGGATCAAGAACGGTGAGTTGCCCAAGGGCTCACGGCTACCCGCCGAGCGCGACCTGGCCGAGGAGTACGGCGTGGCGCTCGGCACCATCCGCAGGGCCACGCAGGAGCTGCGTGAGCGCGACCTGGTCGTCACCGTCCCGGTCAAGGGCACGTTCGTGAAGTAGGCGTCTACGAGATCCCGTTGCCCGTGACCACGATCTTGGAGTGTCCGGAACCGCCTACGTTGACGGTGTTCGAGCTGTTCAGCTTCGAGATTCGGATCTTCACCGTGTGCGATCCCGCCGAAAGGCCGTTGAGAATCCACTCCTGGGCGATGCCCGCCCGTCCCGTCGCCTGGTGATGGACCTGACCCGTCTGGGTGACACCGTCCAGTTGCAGGGCACCGATGAAGATGTCGACCGAACCGCTGGCCTCCACGTCCAGGTAAGCCCGGACCGTCACCTGCGTGTTCGCCACGGGCGCGTTGAACGTCACCGTCGCACCCGCCAGGTCGACAGCCGAGGTGGTGGCCGCCTGGATGGCGGCCGTAGCGGAGGCGAACTTGCTGAACGACGTGATGTTGTTGAGCTGAGCGGCCGTGAGCTTCTGACCAGCGGTGAAGGCCACGTCACACCTCCGTCACGGGCTCGAACTCGTCGGCGTAACGGACACCGGTGATGCCGCTGCTCGTGGTGTGGATGTCGACTTCCTCGCTCCAGTACGGACCGAAGACCAGGTAGCCGTCCGCCGGGATGTAGCGGCTGAAGTAGGTGTCGGCGCTGTAGACACGCAAGGTGCCATCGCTCAACGTCTCCCAGATCAAGGGGGAGTAGGTCCAGACCACCCCGAGCAGGTCGGTCAGTTGCTGGCCATTGGTGCCGTCCCACGCGTAGATGTCGTACTTCGGGGTCTTCTGGTTGTGCAGAGCCATGATCACTCCTCAGATCGCCGGATGGCGTGGTTCGTGGATGTGGATCTCGGTCCCGACCGAGTGGGTCTTGACCACCCCGTTCACCGACCGGGTCACGGTCAGGGTCTGCGGAGAAGCGGCCCCGGTGACTGCGGTGACCGTCATCCGCTCACCGCCCACCGTCACGTCGTAGGGCACCTCGGACGACGACCACAGCTCGTTGCCCGTGGTGGTCACGTCGACCGAGGTCTCCGTGGTCGTCAAGTCCTCCGTGGTCGAGCTGCCGGAGTCCAGCCGGGTGTCCGGGTCGTCCAGGACGACGACCTCGTACGGGGAGGCCGGGGAGGCGTTGACCGCGAACACGAACCGGTGGTTGCCCAGGGACTCGCGGTAGCCGCGTGCGAGCTGGGAGATGTCGTCGAAGATCCCGACCGCGCTGGCGTCGGTGATGACCACCCGATCGTCCACGTCGAGGTCCAGGACTTCGTGGAGGAGGTCCGACGCCTCCGGGGCGTCCAGGTCCACGCGGAGGTCCGGGTAGCGCGCCTCGTCGACCGTGCCGAGGGTCAGTTGCCACGCGGCCATGTCGGGCAACTGGGAGTCGGACTCGACGTTGGCCGTGTAGGTGTCGTCGTAGCGGCCGATGCCGTCCGGGGGTGCGAGCACCGACATCCGGCCGGTCTCCAGGGTCAACCGGTACTCGCCACCGTCGACCCGCTTGGCGGTGATGTCGTTGCGTGGGAGCTTGTCGTCCTCCACGGGCTGGAACGGGTGCGCGAGCTGGTTGGCCGAGCAGTCCAGCGTCAGGACGGGGTCCTGGGCGTAGGCGCTCCGAAGGGTCCGGTAGGCCAGGCCGATGGTTCCCCGTGGTTCGTAGAGGGTGCCCATGTCGACCTCGGCACAGTCGCGCAGGAGGTCCAGGAGGGTGGCCGCGCGCTGGGCCCCCATCGGTGGAGTGTCATCGAGGTCCCCGACGTACGAGAAGTCGATCCCGTTCTCGGAGCAGAGCCGTTCCATCCGGGTACCGGCGATCTCCCCTTGCCAACCGAACGCCGCGCCGTGGAAGCCCTCCCCCGGGCTGGTGGACGGTCCCCAGACCGCGACGTGGCCGACGTAGTTGGCCTCGGTGGTGCCGGACGGGGTTACGAACTGGGCCTGCCGCAGACCGGCCATGGTCGTGGCCGTCTTCAGGCCCGATCCGCGGATGACCCCGTCCACGTCGAGGTAGAACTCGATGTTCGCGCCGACCTGGTTCACCAGCAGCGCGTAGGTGTGCCACACCTGGTCGAAGGTCCCGGCGGGCAGGGTGTAGCTGAACAGCAGGGTGGGACTGAGCGGGTTGCTCTCCGTGAGGTAGCACTCGATCAGCCCGGTGTCGTAGGTGATCAGGGAGACCGTGAAGACGCTGGACGTGGTGTAGAAGAACGTCTGCGCCCCGGTGTCGCCGTTGATCTTCTGCGCCCAACCGACGGTCCACCCCGTGGCGAACGGGACGGGGTCCACATTGGCCTCCAGGCGTCCGCCCTCGGTGAGACCGGGCGCTTGCAGACTTCCCGGCAGCTCCGTGTCCGAGGCCCACTTGATCGCACCCGCGTTGGCGACGTTCTGGAAGAACGCGAGCGTGCCCGAGCCGATGACCGCCAACACTTCCTCGGCCACCGCCCGGTGTGCGTCCTCCAGCGGCCAGTAGTTCAGCGGGGCGTCGATCGGCTCCAGGTTCTGGAGGTGACGGCGCAGGGCCGAGAGCACCGGGGCCTTGCCCTGGCCGAGTCGACGCGTAATCCCTGCCGCCTCGATCCGGGCGTGGCGCTCCCTGTTGGACACGTCGCTGCCGGTCGGGAAGTTCGACACCTCCCCCGCGAACCTCAGGGAGGTGATCACGAGGTCGTCGTAGGAGAAGACGATCGGCTTGGTGTTCGAGTTGCCACCGCCCACTCCCGAGCGGATGCCGACCCAACCCGCGCTGGTGTTCCGTTCGTCGTGGACGCTGATGTTCCAGTCGTAGGGCTCCACGGCGTTGGCCGCCCAGACCTTGGCCCGGAGCGTGTGCCCCTCGGCCTGCGCACGGACCCTCAGCCCTGCCGAGGAGTACGTCAGACCGGACACCGTGACCGGCGTGGCGAGCTGACCGGCGCTGGAGTGGTGGAAGGTCACCGTCACGGCCTCGGCCGAGGTCACCACGACCCTGGCCATGTAGTAGCTGCCGTCGCTGAACTTGCCACGCAGGCAGATGTTCGCGGGCTCCAGGTCACCGCCGGTCACGTTGGTGAACGGGGTAGTCATCGTGACGACCACGTCCACGTCCCGCTGGCTGAAGTCGGGCAGCCAGGTCCCCCGGTAGGACACCGTGGCAGGGACGGAGTGGTTGCCCTTGCCGCCCGAGACGTTGAAGTCCGTGGCCGACGGTGTGCCCGCTCCACCGCTGAAGCTGCCCCAGACCAGCCCGCTGTCCGAGGTACCCCAGCTACTCGACAGGGTCCGGGTGAACGTGTCGGTGCCCAGGCGGTACCCGACCTCGATCGGGGTGTTCCGGCCGAGGGTGCCGTAGTACGCACCCATCGGATTACGCATCGAGTAATCGCCGGAGCGATTGTCGAGCGTCAATGAGCATGTCTGCGGCGGAGTTTCCGTGGATTCATCGGGACGACCACGCTCGATCTCGATCGGGTCGCGGCTGAATACGTCCTCGGTGACGTCCTGCCAGCCACCGTCCAGGAACATCCGGGTGCGGACATCGTGGCGAATGGGCATCAGGACCTCACCAACGGACGGCCCTGCTTGCGCGCGGCCTCCTCCATCAGCGCCAAAAGGGCGTCACCCACTCGCGTTCCGTCCGAGCCGACCTCGATCCTCTGGACTCCCGATCCCCTGTTGCTGCCCGTCGGGATGACCCGCTCACCGGCCTGGAGGATGGCCAACATCTCCGAACCGGGCGCACCGGGGACGACGCCACCCGAGTGGAACTTCGGGATCTTCGGAGCGCTGAAGTTCCGGCCACCGATGCTCGGCACCCAGTCGGGCACCGTGAAGGACAGCCGACCGACCGTCGAGTTCCAGACGTCGGCCACGAAGTTGAAGGCGGACTTGAAGGCGTTCTTGATCGCGTCGCCCACACCCGAGACCGTGCGCTTGATCGCCTCCCAGGCACCGATGAAGAAGTTGCGGAAGCCCTCGGAGTTGTTCCACAGCCACACGATCGCCGCGACCAGCAGTCCGATCCCGACGATGATCAAGCCGATCGGGTTGGCGGACATGGCCGCGTTGAGTGCCCATTGGACACCGGTCCAGGCGACCGTGGCTCCCTTGACCACGAGCATGATCGCCTCGTACGCGACCGTGGCCGCCGTGACGGCCTTGACCAGCAGGGCCACCCCACCGATCGCGAGTGCCAGCGGGATGAGCACACCGCTCCACTCGGCCAGCTTGCCGATGATCGAGCCCAGGATGGGCAGCCCGGTGTTGACGATGCCGAACAGCGTGCCCAGGGCGGAGGACCCACCGTCCGCTCCGGACGACAGGTTGACGAAGAACTTGGACAGGGCCTCACCGAAGCCCGCCACCCCCTCCGAGATCGCGGTCACGGGGCCCTCGGCCGACGTCATGGCCTTGGCCAGTCCGGGAACGACGTTCTCGACCAGCTTCAGCAGCCCGTCCGCCAACTTGCCGACCAGCGGCGCGGCGGTGGCGAACATCGAGGCCACCGACGGAGAGATCCGGTCGAACGTGGCCTTGGTCTTGTCCGCGATCTGCGTGAGAACCGGCACGAAGGGCGCGGCGAACTCGGTCAACTTGGCCTTCACGTGATCGGCCAGGCCCGTGTAGCTCTTCTTCACCTGCTCGTTCTCGGACGCGATCTTGACGCCCAGACCACCGACGGCCAGGCCCAGTCCGGCCACGGCACCACCGGCCAGCAGGGTGGCACCGGAGGTCGCGGCACCCATGGCGGCCATGGACTTCACGACGTTGCCCGAGGTGTTCTCAACCTTGTCCTTGAAGGACTCCACGGCCTTGCCCGAGGTCGCGGCAGCCCGCACCAGGTCTGCGGCGTCCCCGGCGAACGTGAGGCGGATCGTGGGGCCGCTCACGAGTGCAGCCTCCCCGCGACCGTGTCACGGAGGTGGTCCTCGATCAGGCGCTCCACGATGGCCAGACGGGTGCCGTAGGTGTTCAGCGTGTCCCTGAGCGCCTTCACGTCGGACGAGGTGGTGGCCACCAGGTCGGCCAGGGACTGGACACCCGGAGGGGTCGCCACGGCCTCGGCCACGGTCGAGGCGGTACGTCGTGCGCGCACCAGCTCGACGAGGACGCCGGACAGGATCAGGCCCATGGCGCTGATCGCCGCGACCATCACGGTCTCGTTCACGAGTCGGTCTCCAGTCCGGCACCGCGTGCCACGTTCTCCAGTTCCGCCTGGAGGGTCTTCTCGATCTCGTCGCGCTTGTCCGCGTATGCCTTCCAGATGTAGCGGCCCTGCTTCAGGAACGGGCGCTTCACGGACCTCCTGCGGCCCACACGGCCACCGAAGTCCAGCCACGGGTAGTACGGGTACTTTTTGCCACCAGCGCTCACACGGGCGGCTGTACGCGTGCTGGCCGCCTTGATCGAGGACGAGGCGTGGCCGCCCTTGCCGGGCCCGATGGGGACCTTGGGCTTGGCCTCGGCCACCACGATGTCCGCTGCCTTGTTGCCCGCCAGGCGCAGGCCCTTGGGTGCGTCCTTGTCCATGCGACGCAGGTCACGGGAGAACTCGCGCAGGCCCTCGACCTGGATGGGCTCGATGCGCATCCCCGGTCACCTCCCCTGGTGGCGTGACATCTTGTCGGCCAGCTCCTGACGCTGGGCTATCCGTCCGAAGTAGACGGTCCAGCGGATGTACTCGTCGTTGGGCATCTCCAGCAGCTCACCGACGGTGCGGCCGAGCTTCTCGGCCAGGTAGAACGCGAACTCCGAGTCCGGATCAGCCTCGAAATCGCTTCACCGCCTCCTTGGCGGCCTCCACGTTCAGGCCCGAGAGTTCGGTGATCGCGGTGACCAGCGGAACGAGTTCCCCGGCAGGGGCCGAGGTGTGCCATTCCGCGGTTTCCTCGGGGGTAAGCCGCGGTTCGACCAGGGCCAGGGACAGCAGGAGCTGTTCCATCTTCGCCACGGTCATGTCCTGGTTGGTGACGTCCAGGGCCTCCGCACGCGTCAGGGCCCGGATGGTCACCGTGCCCACGTCGGGGATCTCGACGTCCTGCGTGCGTGTCCGCTTCTTGAGCAGCTCTTCCTTGCTGATGGCCATGGTGTCCTCCCTCAGACGCTCTGTGCGGTGTCGTCGATGTCGTCGGAGTGCTGGAGGGTGGCGCTCCACGTGACCATGTCGGCCACGGGCGCGGTCTCCTCGTACGCGGTCACGATGACGTCCACCGTGGACTGCGGCTTCCCCGATCCGGTGCCCTCCGGGCGGTACACGAAGGGCACGGCTGCACCGGCCACCAACGGACGCAGGACAGCACCGGGGCCCGTGGACGCGGTGTTGTCGTAGATGCCCTGGAGGGTGCTCGTGCCGTCCTTCAGGCCCGACTGGTAGACCTTCGAGCCCTTGCCGAACGTGGTCACGTCGTGGCTGTCGCCCGAGCGGTTGAACTGCACGTTGGTCGTGAACGTCGACAGGTTGTCAGCGTCGATCGAGACGTACGTGTTCTTGCCGTGCACGAAACCCATGTCAGCTTCCCTGTCCGATGATGTCCACCTGGAACACTCCGCCCAGGTACTCGACTGCTGCGACCTCGATCGACTCGACCGTGGCCGAGGTGACCCGCACCGAGTCGCACGCGGTGTAGGTGCCGCCCTCCAGGGCGGCCTTGACGGACTTGGTGTCGCCACCGTCCAGGTAGACGGCCAGGCGGTCACGGGAGCTTCGGGCGTCGACCTTGCCCACCAGCACGTAGACCGGGACCGTGAGCCGATCCGCTCCGCGCCCGAAGGTCGCGTCGTAGTCGATGTCCGGCCATGCCACCACCGCCGAGGGCGGGGTGATCCGGTCCGCGTAGTAGGGGTGCACCCGCAGGCCGTCGATCGCCTCCAGGGCGGTCCCGAGTTCGTCCATGACGTTGCCCAGGTTCACCGGGGACGCACCGCCTTCCGGTAGCTCTTCACCATGAGCGCCACGTCGGGGTCCAGCTTGGACAGCAACCGGATCTCTGAGCCTGCCTCGGGAGATCCGGCCACGCCGTAGGGCGAGTCACGGCGGGAAACCAGCCTGGACGCCTGGAGCAGGCACGCTTCCTTGATGGTGGTCGGGACGGAGGTCCAGCCGAAGACCGCGTGGACCTCCACCCCGTCCTCCAGCGCACCCGGCAAAACCGAGGAGCCCGGGTGGACGACGATCTTCGTCCACGGACGCCCCTCGACTGCCGCGTTGACGTCCTTGAGCTGGTAGCTGTCGATCACGGCGGAGTAGGTCGCGTCGTCATCCACGTCGTAGGCCACGGTCAGTCCGGCCACGGTCATCAGGTCGTCGATCGCGACCGTCCACCGTGAACGCCTGCGGTCCCAGGACGCGGTGTAGTACCGGTCCTGGGCCGTGCCCGTGTTGCCGAACTGCCGTCGGGTGTGCAGGTCGATCCCACGGGAGGCTGCGGTGACGGCCAGGGCCACCTGGGCGTCGTCGACCGTGTCGTCCTCCTCGATGCGGAGGAACGACTTCAGCTCGGCCGACGTGCAGTAGTCGGGGGCCCAGGCCATCACCGTCTCCTTACGCGACCGGGTCGTAGGTGATCTCGCGGACCCCGTTGAGGTCCGAGACCGCTGCCGCCTTGTAGCCCCACAGGCCGATGTAGACGTTCGCGACCTCGGTCATCGTGATGTCGAGGCGCTGGGGAGCGGAGGCCCACCCGTGGACGGACTCCGAGTCGAACAGGTAGCTGGACGCCGACACCGAACCGGACGCGGCCAGGGCCCACGCGGGCAGGAAGGCCACGCCGTTGACGTCCAGAGCCGACCAGCGGGTACGCGCCGTGCCGACCGCGTTGGTCGGGCCCAGGACCGGGATGAGCTTGCGGCCGTCCGCGTCGGACGCGGCTGCCAGCGCCTTGTAGAGGTCGACCTGGGTGAAGGCGTTGTCCATCGTGAAGCCGCCCCGCACGAACTGGAGCAGGGTCAGCTTCTCGGACAGCTCGTCCACCAACGCGTCGTCCGCCGCACCTGCCGTCAGCGCGATGGCCGTCGGGGTGGTCGCGTCGAGGGTGGCGACGGCGAACGCCTCCAGCGCCTCGTACCAGCCCTTGACCATCTGCCGCCAGATCAGGTTGGACACCTGGGGGTTGCCGCCCTGGTC